GACGGCCAGGGCCTTTTGACCGGCCGTGATTTCGCCGTGCTGGTTGAACGCCAGGAACGCCAGGCCCGCGATGGCCGCGCCCGCAATCACGTCCATGGCCGTCTGGTTCCCCAGGATGGCGGTCCCGAGGCCGACAGCGTCTTTCTCCACGTCGCCGGCGACGGAGGCGACCGGCTTGAGGATCGCCGGCAGGAAGTTGGCGGCCAGGCCGATGACGCCGGCGGCGATCGGGCCGACGACGGGGATGACATTCAGGAGGCCGGTGAGCAGGGGCAGCATGGCGTCACGCTCCCGTCAGCAGAGCGACGTAGACAAGGCCGCCCAGGCCCGCGCCGCGGATCGCCTCGATGTAGACGTTCGCCTTGGCCCAATGGGCTTCCTCGGCCGCCAGGACCGCGCCCAGAAAGGTGGCGAAGACCGCGAACAGGGTCATGAAAATGACGCCGCCCAGGATGGCCGCCACGCGGTGCGACGCATCGATCCAAATAAGGAAGGGCAGGAACGCGGGCACGGCCAGCAGGTGGCGCTCGAACAGGCCCAGGCGCTGCATTTGCGTCTTGGGGTCGATCGCCCCGCCGAACACCGTCCAGCCCTCCCAACGCCAGGCGGCGAAGCCGGCGGCCAGCAGGGCGAGCTTGGGTCCGAAAGGCGTGACCGGGCCGACCAGGCCGAACGTCGCCGCCAGGGCCACGGCGGCCCAGAAGGTGGAGCGCGCGAAGGCGATCTCCACCAGCAGCACGGAGATCCATTTGGGCGTCTTCCAGCGCGCCGCGTCGGCCGCCACGATGGATTGAAGGTCGTGGATATAGTCGCCGCCGGCCAGCCGGTCGGCGCACGCGAACAGGACCGCGAAAGCGGCCAGGAGGAGCAGGATCATGGGGGATTCCTTTGCGGAATTATACGCTTTGGGGTCGGGCCCCAAACCACCAGCGCACGGCGGCCGGACCAGCCATCCAATAGGTCAGTGCCGTGCCGGTGAGGTTCATGAGGGTTTGCTTGCCGGGCGCCTGGGCGACGGGTTGGCCAGGACGTACTGCTCGAGCTTGGGATAGAGTGGGTGGTCGCATAGATTGATGTGGGCCACGTCGCGGTCACGCATGAACCATTCGCCCAGCTCGACCCAGACGGCCTTGACTCGGCCGGGGGCGTCGTCCGTGTCGAAGGCGACGGAATATCGCCGCGCCATTACGCCGCCCTCGCTGCCGCTTGCTTCAGCGCCACCAGGTGCTCGGCGGCCAGGCGAGCGCCGAAGCGCGCGGCGATGTTGCGGTCAACGATGACGTCCAAGGTGTTGTTTTGGGCCTTGTAGCCGGAGCCGCCCGGCTGCCCCTTGACGACGAATGTCCCCTCGCCGTCCGCCGACCAGTTGGTCGAGCCTTGGAACACCACGCGGCCGTCCAACACAGCGCCCTTGGTGTGGCTGATCGAGTGCGTGGCGCTTTGGCCGATGGCGAAATGGGTATTGAAATCGGTGAGGCTTTGCGCCCGGTCGGCGTCGAGCAACCGCTTCTCATGCACGCCGCCGGCCTGGCTGAGGTCGAGCGTGATAGACACATAAACGCTCGGGTCCTTGGCCTTGGCCATCAGGATGTCGTTCAGCTCTTCGTCGTCGTAGCCGAACATGTTCAGCTGAATGCTGACCGATGCTCGGCTCAGCAGGTGCTTGAGGATATCATGCACGTCGTCCTGGCCGACCTCGAACAGCGCGACCGTTGGATTCCGGTCCGTGGGAAACGCTTTCTCAGGCGTGTATTGGGCCAGGTCGTCCATGGTGAAGTCGCCGAGCGTTTTTGTCGGGTCGGCGCTGGCGTTCGAGGCGGACGGTGTATCGGTCATCATGCGGCCCATTGTCCGGTGGCTGTGGCTTTGGCGAGGCGAACGGCGCGGGCGCCGACCTCGGCGTCCCAGGCGCCTTCGTTGAGAAGATCGTTTGCGGCGGCGGTGAAATCGCCCGCGGCGAAGTGGCCGAGCGTCTGGGGCCAATGCAGCAGGCCCGTGACGCCGACGTTGAAGGCGATGTTGATCAGCACATCCAGCCGCACGGGATCCAGACGCCCTGTCCAGGTCGCGTGGGCGCGGATCCCGCGTGTGGCGGCCGCCACGTCGACCAGGAGCTGAGCGTCGGCCTGGGCCTGGGTCCAGACGAGGCCTTCGTGGACCTCGGGCCCGGTATGGCCGTAGCCGATGGTCCAGACGCCGCGCGAGTCCTGGTAGGCGCGCAGGCGGCATCCCTCATCCAGCTTGAGCTGGGCTAGGCCGGCTGGGGTCATGGGGAAGAGCTTTCTTTTTGGCCCCAACGCTCGCCTGCCGGCGAGCGGCTTGAGGGCCGCGCGCATCAAGAATGGTGGTCGAGGAATTCCCTGGCCGCGCGCAGTAGATGCGGCACGACTTGCGCGGCCTCCATCAGGCCGATGAGGAACGCGGCCAAACCGCCCAGCAGCCCAGCCGCTTGGCCCCAGCGCCGGATGAGCTCGCTCGATGCGGACGGGTCGGACGGCAGAGGCCCCGTCTCGGCGCGCACCCGCGCTTCCCGCTGACCTTCCCGCACGCCATCCAAAAAACCGACCTTGGCGCTTAGATCCGCCACGTCGTCTCTGATGCCGTCAATGCGAACGGCCATCTTTTCCTGTTGCGTTACCAGCTTCTCCTGCTGCGCAGACAGTTTTTCCAAGACGTCCATCAGCGCGCCGTGGGTCGGTTGCTGGACAGGGTCAGGCATCTCGCCCCTCATGCGCTTTCAGTTGGAACCGGGTTCGCGATCACGCCGCGCCGGCAGAGCCGGGGCCGTCCGTATCCAGGTCGAGCGACACCCCATCCGCGCCGATCCGGGTCTGAAGCTTGGTCCCCACCCGGTCCGACAACTGGATCAGCAAGGCGATGGACAGAGCGATCAAGGCGCCCAGGCCGATCCAGGCCAGGTAGCGGACAACCTCGCCGTCCGTGGGGCGCCAGGCCTTGAAGCCGAGGAACAGGATCACAAGACCCACATGGGCGATGAGCGCCCACACCGTAATCAGGATCGCCAGTTCCGCGCGGGGCGTGGGTTCGCTGGTCTGTAACCGCACAGGGGCGGCCGCAGGGGTTGCGACGTCGGGCATGGGAAGCCTCTGAGGTAGAGTGTTTGTGGCGGCGCGGGACGCCGCTTCTCAGGCCTTGTCGTCCGCCGCAGTCGCCTTGGCGTGCTCCTCTTGCCACATATCCTGCCAGGCGAACGACGCCTTCAGCCCCTTGCCGCGAAAGTAGGCGATCGCCTCCTTCGGCGGCGTGGGGGTCAGGAGCAGGTCAGGCATGGTCGGCGGCCGCGATGGCCTGCGGGATCAGGATGGCCAGATCGGCCGCCGGGATGCGCTTGGCGATGGCATAGTCGGTCGGCGCGTTCAGCCAGGCCGACAGGTTGTCCAGCACCACGGGGCCGTCCGGCAGGTCGATCTCCAGCACGCAATGGGCGCCGCCATCCACGATCAGCGCCCACATCTTGGTCGGGTCAAAGCCCTCGCGATCGCGCAAAGCGACGAACTTCAGGGCGCAGAACCCCTTGCAGTCCCAGCCGGGCTTGCCTTCGTCGGCCAGGGCCAACGCCTCGTTGGTCAGGGCGTGGGCCTGGTTGAAGGCGCGATTCCAGGTTTGGAGGTGGGGGCGGTCGAGCATGGCGATCAGGGCGAGACTGGAACGCATGCAGCAATTTTTACGTCGGATGGGCCGCGCCACTGGACGCCCCAGCCATCGGGTCGGCTGATGACAAACCAACCTGGTTTGTACTCAGCAAGCGCCTCCACATTATCGCCAACCGGACGATCTAGAGTGCGCCACAGGCCATCCGGTCGGCTCTCAATAGCCCAAACACCGCCGTCCGCATCAACATAACCAATTGTATCAGCAGTTAGACCTTCTCTATGAACCTCGTCCTCATGAATCTTTTCTGGCGGATGGTCCTTTCTCCACTGATCGTCCAACTGAAGATCGCGTTTTGTATCCTCGTCGATTTGGGGCGTGGTTTCGTGGAAAATCGCAAACGTTCTGGCCTCTTGACAAGACGCCTCCGTTTTATACCCCGCGTCGTGACTTACAACGCCACCGCCGGTGACGGTCAGCAAAAGCCAGGTTGTGGTGATTAGAGCTATACCCATCTCTTCAGTCCCTTCGTTTTGACGATCACCAGTAGCTATGCGGCAGGCCGTAGCTGACCACCTGACCCGCGATCAGCGTGCCCGTGATGACCATGCCGCCCGTACCGCATATGGCCTGCACTGCGTTCGCCGCCGCCGGGAGCGCGCCGCCGCTGAGGTTGGCGGGAACGCTGATGTTGGTCGGGTCGCTGGTCGAGAGCGCCACGGCGTTGCCGGTCACGCCGTCCAGATAGGTGTAGGTGAGCTGGATCGACGTGCTGGTCGGCTGGGTCTCCTGATAGTGCGCCAGCACAGGCATGGAGCTGGGCGCAACGCCGGGGGTCGTGTTGTACTCGATCAGGAACAGGAACAGGTTGGTCGTGGTGAGCGCCGCCGTCGCCCCGATCTGCACTTGATTGCCGGTCGGAGTCCCTGTCACGAAGGTGATCGGAACGCCCTCGATCGTGAGGGTGTCCGTGTTCACTGCGTTCCCGGTGAAATTAATAGTCCCAGTCGCCCGGACGCCCTCGTTTCGAGCGCTACAGCCAGGCGGCGTATTCACGAAGCCATTGGGCGTCGAGGGGTTGGAATAGGTCCGCTCGTTCGCATAGGCGTGCTGCCAAAGCACGGCGCAGGACGTGGGCGATCCGGAGCCCATGATGATCCGGCCCGCGTCGTCATTTGAGCCGTACTCAATGACCGCGCCTGAGCCGCAGTTAGATGAAGACGCAGACCCGTTGAACGTCAGGGCGGCCGTAAAGCTATTCGTCGCGATCTGGGCATGGCCCTTACAGTGAAAGTCCGGCTCGCAATCCTGATAGGTGTGTTCATCGTCGCCGAACATCAGGGAGGCGTAGGGATCGCTCACGCCCGAGATATGGTCGGCGTAGATCGCTGCGTCTCCACCCCCAAAGAAGATGTGGCCGAAGTTGCCGTAGCCGTACTTGGTGACGTAAATATCGCCGCCTTGGGTATTGCTGCTGTTGCCGATCAGCAGCTCGGAATTACGCGGGCCGTTGTTATCCCACTGGCCAAGCTGCACGCCGTTGCCGGCAAAGCCGACGCCTTTGGTGACGTAGTAGACGCCGTTGGTCGGCAGCGTCCCGCCCGTCAGGTTAACTTCGGCGATGTTCTGAAGGGCGGTGAAGGTGTTCGGCGCGGTGAAGGTCTGAACCTGCGCCAGCTCCGCAATCGTGTCCGTCGCCGCCGGAAGCGTCGCGGTGTAGTTGGTCGCCGAAGCGTTGGCGCTGGTGATCGTGGTTGAGCCGGTGGACGAGCCCAACAGCTTCAGCACCGAGTTGGCGAAGGTCTGAACACCCGTCCATAGGTTGGCGTTGGAGGTTTGAACGCCGGGGGCTACAGCCGCGCCAGGCGGCAACGCCAGCGCCTGCATCGGGAGCGCCAGCGCCCCCCAGAGGCAAAGCCCCGTGACGACTTTACGGATCGAGACCATGGATCGCCTCACTTCAGGTTCGAGTTGTTGCAGGTGGCCGTGGTGCCGGAGCTGTTCACGGCGGTGACGGCCAAGGGGAAGGTCTGCCAGCCGACAGAGACGGGCACGACAAGGGTCGATCCATCCGCCAGGGTCAGGGACAGGTTGCCCGCCGCCGTGCAGTTCGCGCCCAGCGAGCGCTGGCTGGCGTAGGTTGTGCCGGTGGTCATGGCGACGGCGCCCTGGAACGGCGTGTCCTGATAGTCGGCAACGACCAGCGCTGGGTCCGTGGCGGCCGGCGGAGTGCTGGGCGCCTTGATCGCCGCCTGCTGGCCTGAGCCGTTGTCGAACAGGCGCACCGGATTGGTGATCTGGGTCATGCCGGGCGCGGCGGAGAAGACGCCGTTCACGACAGCCGAGCCGCTGGCCAAGGCCGTGGCGCGCAGGCGCACCTTGACCATGCCCGTGACGTCGGCCGAGAACAGGCCGGGGCCAGTGATCGCTCCCGGCGAATAGCCCGAGCCGCGCTGGCGCAGGGACAGACCCACATAGTTGGTCCCGTCAAAGCTGCCCTCGGCCTGGAGCGCGCCGCTGAACGTGCCGGTGACCGTGAAATCCGCCGCGCTCGCGCCGCTGATGGTCCAGGCCAGATAGCTGTTGGCCGTGGGCGAGCCCGAGAGGACCGAGACGCTGTTCTGCCCGGCGGCCGAGGTCGAACCGACGTCGGGCGTGGTGATCGAGCCCGAGGCGGCGCCGGATTGGCCCAGGGCCGCCGAGGTGTTGGCGGCGATGGTGGCCAGGGAGCTGTTCGCCGTCGCCTGGTTGGCCGCTGTCGCCGCTCCCGTCGTATTGGTGATGATCGAGGACAGGTCGCTCAGCTCGGTGACCTGGTTGGCCGAAGTCGAGGCGCCCGTGGGCAGCGGCAGAGCGCCGCCGGCCTGGTAGGGCGACCCCAGAGTGCCGTTGAGCGTGGTCAGGCGCTGGGCGATGCGTTCGGCCAGGGCGTTGAGCGAGCAAGAGCCGGTGTCGGTGGCGCAGGGCGTAGAGCCGGGCGCGCCGATATCGGTATTGGTGGCGGATGTGTTGGTCGATATGGCCGCGAGGGCGCCCCCGGAGGTGTCGGGCAACGGGCCGGTGATCCCGAAGGCGGTGTTACCGATCGAACCCCCCGCCTGGAACGGCGAGCCGGTATTGGCGATCAAGGTCGACAGACGTTGCAGGGCGCGCTGCAGCTGGGCGTTCTGGTTACAGGCAGCCGTGTCGCTTGCGCACACCGTGGACCCGGGCGCGCCGATGGCGCCGGCGGTGGCGGCCAGAGCCCCGGCCGAGGTGTCGGGCAGGACGCCGGAGATCTGCACCGTCAGCGTGCCGGTGAGGGCGTGGTAGACGCCCGACAGATAGCCGAGGATGCCGCTGCCGCCGCTGGGCGGCGTCAGACCCGTGCCGGCGACGCCATTGTCGGCGTGCAGCTGCGCCTGGCCAGCGGCCGTGGCGCCGCCGGACGGAGCGCCGGAGGCTTGGGCGAGTGCCAGGTTGGGTGCGATGAGCCACGCGAGGGCGAGCGCCATCGCGGGCGCGCGGATGGATTTGAAGAGCATGAGAGGTCTTTCGCTGGATGCGCTCAAGCCGCGCGAAGCGCGGCAGCACCAAAGAAAATCAGCCGGCGTGCGCTATGACGAGATGCGCCGGCGTGGCGGCGTAGGCGGTCAGGGCGGACCCCAGGCCGTCGGGGTATTCCTTAAATTGGCCGGGCGGGATCTCGATGCAGCCTGTGGCGAACGGGGCGACGGTGCCCCCGGTCGGGTTGATCCAGGCGCTTTCGGCGGCGTTGCTGGGATTGCCGACATAAGCGTAGTTGGGCGCCGCGCCGGCAGGGATGAGGGTGACGGCGGAGCCTTCAAGGGTCTGCGACAGGTCGACCAGCGCCGGCGCCAGCTTTTTGGACACCGCGCGCAGATTACCCGTGCCGTCGTCCCAGAACCAGGCGTTGAAGGTGGAGTTGTCCGCGGCGCGGACCTGCTTGGCGACAAGGCCGGTCATGGTTAGAGGACTCCGAGGACAAGGGCGTTTTCAACGCCGCCGTAGGGATTGGACAGGTCCAACGCGCCGGGCGCACGCGGCACGATGGCCGCCGGGGCCGTGGTGACCGAGGGATTGACGATCCAGGTGCCGTAGTGGCTGCTCAGCGGCGTATCCTGGTCGGGCGTGGAGACCAGCATGTCCCACGCCAGGGTCGCGGGCGCGGACGCTGGAGAGCCCGTGACGGCGGCCGCCAGGTCGGCGGCGGCGACCAGCAGGGCGATGTTGCCGTTGTCGTCGATCGACAGCCCGCTGCCGTTTTCCGTTACGCCATCGGTGGACAGATCCAGAAGCGGCGGGTCGGCTGCGCCCGCCGCCGTGCGCGCCTGAAGCCGCGCCGCGCAGCCGAACAGCGGCACGGCGTAGCCTTTGGCGTCCAGGGCGGTAAAGACCTGCGCAAAGGCGTTGTAGCGTCGCGCGTTAAGGGTGACGGGCTGGGGGGAGATCATCTTTGTGGCCAGGGCGCGACCTAATATTTGATGCAGAAGTTCAGGCCGAGGTAGGGCGGCAGGTTGGTGGTGTTCGTCGCGGTGTGGGTGTGGGTCGCGCCGGCGCCGGCGTTTTGGGTGCTGATGCCGGTCGTCGCGGTGTTGACGCTGATGCCGGTCGTCGCGGTGTTGACGCTGATGCCGGTCGTCGCGTTGGCTGTATTTGAGCCTATCGGGTTTTGGCCGACGTTCGAGCCGCCGGTGTTCGAGCCGAAAGCGCCGCTGGTCAGTCCCATGAACTGGCCTGATGAAGCGCTATGCAAATGGCCGGGGTCACTGATGCCGTGGCTATGGCCGGGGTCGCTGACGCCGTGGCTATGGCCGGGGTCGTTGATGCCGTGATTGTGCGCGGGCAGTTGCGACGTCGTCAGCGCTGTGCCGGCGATCGTGGTGGTCTGCGTCGCCAAACCGCCGCCGCCGGCGAGACCGTAGATCCCGCCGGCGCCGACGATAAAGACATTCTCGGTATTGGGTATGTTGAAGGTGGTCGAGCCGTCGCCGGCCCCGAAAGCGGTGCCGATCGCGGCGAACAGGTTGGCGTAGACCGTACGGCTGACCGCCGCGCCCGTGCACATCAGCCAGCCCGTAGGAGCGGTGGCGCAGCCGGTCATCTTGATATCGCCGACGGCGGCCTCCTGGGCGGCGATTAGGGTCTGGATCGCCGTCAGGATTTGGTTGTCCACGGCGGGATTGGGCGTCAGCGCCGCAGCCGCCAGCAGGGCGATGAACTCCGCCTGCCAGCTGTTGAAGGTGTCCGCATCGATCAGGGTGGCGGCTTGAATGCCGGGCGATCCCGTGGTGGCCCAGCCCGGCTCGCTCGGAGTCGCGGCGGCCGGCCGGGTCGCCACGGCGGTCGGGTTGCAGAGCTGACGCATCGGTCGCCTCTATTCGGTGTAGTGGAAGAGCAGCAGGGTGTGGGCCGGCGCGCGGGCGTTCATCTCGCACTCCAGCGCGGCGTTGCCCCAGGCGCTGTAGGGGTCGCCAAACGCGGCGCCGCCATAGGTTGAGAAGGCCGTGGTATTGGTCGGGGCGTTGACCTGCCAGACATAGGCCCAGACCTCGCCGCACCAGGGATCGCCGAAGGCCGTCGCGCCGAAGCGCGCAGGCGCGAATTCGGTGATGGTGATGTCAAAGCCGAGCTGGGCGGCGAAGGCGGTGAAACGGTCGGGCGATTGGCCGCCCGTGTCGGTCAGGCGCGCCACGACCTGGGTCTGGCGCTGAGACAGGATCGGGCTTTCGCCGGCGCAGGGATCGGGCAGGCCGAGGGCCGATTCCCACTCGGGCAGCATCTCCACCGTGGTCGGCGGGAAGGCGTCGACCAGCAGCTGCTGGGCCCGAGCGTCTAGGCGCGCGAAGCCTTGGGCGAGGGATAGGGCCACGCAACCTTGGACCGAGGCTGGATCCTCGGCCCAGGCGCGGCCGGGGGGCAGTAGCCCCAGAAGCGCGGATTGATAATCGCTGCTGGAGTAGATGGGGTTGGCGGACATGGTCGCCTCCGCGATCTTTTTGGCTTCGCGGTCGTCGCGCTGCGCGCCCTAACCCGCGCTCAAGCAGGGCCCCCGGGCTCGGCCGAAGGCCGACCCGAGGACAGGCTCCGCCCGGTAGCGCCTAAGATGTCCAAGTGATCGTTCCGAGCACAGGCAGGTAGCCGGTATCGGAGGTGATGTTGCCATTGCCGCCGGGCGTGACGGTTCCGTCGGTGCAACTCACGGCGGTGACGACGAAGCCGGACGCGCCCGAGACCGAGCCGATCGCAGCGTCGATGTCGGACAGATTGATGACTCCGGCGGACAGGCCCTCGGTGACTTGCTCGGCCAGGAGGGTGACGCCGCCGGGCGAGCCGTTGGCCAGCAGGACAGCCGAGACGGCGGCGGCCACGGCCGCCTTGACCGTGGTGGACGCGCCGGGCAGCGAGATCGTCAGGGCGATGGTGTTCTGATTGGGCGCGCAGGCGTAGACCAGGGCGGTGACCGGGCGCAGGGGGAAGATGCCGTTGGCCACGGTGAGCTGGTCGCCCGTGGCGGCCACGTCGCGAGTCTCGGCCGAAGCGACGCCGTTGGTCCCTTGTGGGAAGCCGCCATGAGCCGCCTCGGCCACATCCATCATGAAATAGACGGTGACGGTCCCCGGCCCGACCGACAGGGGCTGGACCCAGGCGCGGGTGACGCCGGCGACGTCCTGGGCCCATTCCACATAATCGGCGAAGGCGCCGCCCTGGGGCGGGTTGGCCCATTCGATGAGGGCGCGCGTCTTGAAGGCGGCGAAGGCTTCGGCGTCCACGCCCGCCGTACCGGCGACGCCCACGCCCGCCAGGCTGTTGACGCCGGGGATGGCGGCCGGTAGGGACCCGGCGACGCCGGCGGCGATGGTTCCGGCCGAGCCGGCGACCACGGCCTGGACATTGGCGGTGACGAAGCCGCCGGAGGCCGTGGCGTCCGCCGTGACGCTGTAGACCACGCCGTCGGCGCGGGTGATCAGGGTATCGGCCGGGATGACGGCGGGCGTGCCCGTGGTGGCCGCCGGGAAGGTGAAGCCGCCCGTGGCCTGGGTGGCGGGCTCCGGATAGATGTCCTTGAGCGCCATCCAGGCGTAGAAGGCCTCGCCCGTGGCCGTGAAGGGGTTGGACTGAAGGGCGACCCAGTCGAGGTAGGCGTAGAGGCTGTTGAACCCCTCGGCCCAGGCCTTGGCCAGGATGCCCAGGACGCTGGACGGCAGCAGGGGCTGAGCGCCGGGGAGCTGAGACTGGATGTCGGCCTGTTCGTTGGCCGTTATCGTCGCTAAATTGTCTCGCGCAAACGGCATGTTTGTCGGCTCCGCGGTCGTCGCGCGATGCGCTCCCGACCCGACGCTCCGCGCCCCTATCCACCACGCTGCGCGTGGTCCCCTTCCCCGGGGGAAGGATTGGAAAAGAGCGCTCAAGCAGCGAGCGATCGCGCTAACTAAAATGGTTCAGCGCTAGCTCAGCTGATCCCAGGCCCACTGATAATTGGGAGAGGCTAGCACCTGGCCGGCGGCGTTGTAGATGTCGACGACGCAGGCCAGTTCGACGGCGCCCTGGGCGTTGGCTTGCCACCAGGCCTTCACCTTGACCGAGGCGGCGACACCGGAGGCGATGAGGGGCTGGAAGCCTTCGGCGATGTAGGCTTGCGCCGAAGCCAGGGTGGCGGGGGTCTTCTTAGCC